CAACTTGACGGCGGCCTGACTCCCGGTCTTACAATGTGGGCAGGACCTTCTAAACACTTTAAAACTGCCTTCAGTCTTTTAATGGCTAAGGCATACTTGGACAAATATCCAGAAGCAGCACTGCTGTTTTATGATTCCGAGTTTGGTACTCCACAGACATATTTCACCTCTTTCGGAATTGATATGGATCGTGTTCTTCATACTCCAATTACTGATGTCGAGCAACTGAAATTTGATATAATGAAACAGATCAATCAACTCGAACGCGGTGATCAGGTAATCATTATTGTTGATTCGATCGGGAACCTCGCATCAAAGAAAGAAGTAGACGATGCATTGAATGAAAAGTCTGTTGGTGATATGACTCGCGCAAAACAGATCAAGTCATTGTTTCGTATGGTCACACCGCATCTAACAATGAAAGATATTCCTATGATAGTCGTGAACCACACCTATATGGAGATAGGTCTTTTTCCAAAAGCAATTGTTGGTGGTGGCACAGGTTCATACTACAGCGCCGACAACATCTACATCATTGGTCGTCAACAAGAAAAGACTGGTACTGAAATCACGGGTTATAACTTTATTATCAATGTAGAGAAGTCTCGATATGTGAAAGAGAAGTCTAAGATTCCTATCAACGTAACATGGGAGAATGGTATCAGCAAATGGTCTGGACTGTTAGACATTGCACTCTCTGGTGGATTTGTAATCAAGCCAAGCAACGGTTGGTATTCTCGTGTTGATCTTGATACGGGTGCGGCAGAAGATAAGAAGTTCCGCAGCAAAGATACTGACACTAAAGATTTCTGGCAACCTATACTGGATGATGGACGTTTTGCTAAGTACGTTGAGGCCAAATATAAAATCTCACATAATGATATTATCACAGATGAAGAAATAGATGAGTTTATTGAAGAGGCATGATGTTAGAACTAAATGATGCACACTATGCTGCTGGCGTATATAACGACTTCTTCAGCGACATAAATCGAATTGATGAATACATGCGTAAGATAAAGATGGAACGTATACAGTCTTTACCTTCTTCGCTGCCTGGTCTAGGTCCAGAGTTTGATCTATTCGATTCGTTTGATATGCACCCGAATGACATGGAGTTTGATGTTGTAATTATCGACTCAAAAAGATTCGCGACATATCTTGAGATCACATCATCGCATGTTAATGAAATGAGTATACCTGGCAAATGTATTTTGCTGGGTGTCTTTGAAAGAAATACTAAAAAACTCATAGGCATGATTCGATTGGGTTCACCAACCATCAACAGCAAACCACGTAATCAGTTTCTAGGGCAAGTACTCGACACACATAGTAAAGAAGTGATGAGTCGTTTCAATTCTTCTGCTATCATGGGATTTGTAATTGTTCCTACGCAGCCTTTTGGTTTCAACTATCTTGGCGGCAAATTGTTGGCAAGTATTTGTTGTTCTCACTATGTACGTGAAATGATCAATGAGAAATACGGATCAGATATTTGTATGTTTGAGACCACATCACTCTACGGAACTACTAAGGTAGGTTCACAGTATGATGGCATGAAACCCTTTCTACGTTATGTAGGATTAACTGATTCTAACTTTGCGCCAGGATTAAATGATGACAGATATCGTTCTCTCTACAATTGGTTTGTAGAAAAGAATTCTGGCATACATCTAATCTCTCCTGACGCAACCTCCAAGAAACTAAAACGCAATACATCAATGATTTCAATCATCAAAAAATCTTTGAAAGAAAAAGATAATGATGCGTATCAAAAGTTCTGTAACACAATGATATCAGCCACGAAACTAACTGAGAAGAAACGTACATACTTCTGTACATATGGATATGATAAAACATCGGTAGCAGATTATCTAAATATGAAAACTGATACAATCGTCAAGATGGACAACTATGATCGATTCTCATTAGAGGGCGTGACAGAGTGGTGGAAGAAAAAGGCAACCACGCGATACGAATCTCTGAAACGTGACAACAGATTGCGAACAGTTGTCGAAACTTGGAATACCAACGCAACAGATATAGATATTATAAGATAGAAAGATTATGATGAACTTCGGCCACACCTTATTTATGATTATGGTTCTTACAATTATGGTAATCTGCACCATCAGTACTGGTATAGTATTTTATGAGGCAATGACTTCATGAAAAAAAGTATTTACTAGATGGGTCTATCTGTGTTATACTATGTGAGTAAATACAAAGTATCAAGGAGAACAAATTGACTGAAGTGAATATGGAAGAAATGATCCTTTCAAATCTTTTAAATAATGAAAACTATATTAGAAACGTATCACCATTTTTAAAGAAAGAATATTTCAATCGAACTAACATGACTGTTTTTAGTTTGATATTGGATTACTTTACAAACTACAACAACCCGCCTACCAAACATGCCATGAAGATTGAGCTGGATAATCTAAGTGTCAATCAAGACAACTATGATTACAGTATAGACTTAATCGATCGTCTGAACAACTCTGAGGATGATAATGAGTGGTTAACCGAAAAGACTGAGAAGTGGTGTCAAGACAAAGCAATCTATAATGCTATCATGGAATCCATTCAAGTGATTGAAGGTAACTCTGAGAAAGACAAAGGCGCGTTGCCTGAGATTCTCTCCGATGCTCTATCAGTATCATTCGATACACACATCGGCCACGATTTTCTAGAAGACTACGAACAACGATATGACTTCTATCACCAGAAGATAGAACGAACTTCTTTTGATATTGATCTGTTCAACACGATCACTCGCGGTGGTGTGCCTCGTAAAACACTTAATGTAATACTTGCAGGTACTGGTGTCGGTAAAACACTGATGATGTGCCACTTCGCGGCCGCTAACATGATGGAAGGCAAGAACGTTTTGTACATCACACTAGAGGTTGCAGAAGAACGCATCGCTGAAAGAATCGATGCTAATCTACTCGACATTCCACTGAATGAATTAGAAACTTATCCTAAACAAGCATTCGATACTAAAATTGATCGCCTACGAAAAAAGACTGAAGGCAAACTTGTAATCAAAGAGTACCCTACTGCTTCTGTGGGTGCTGGTCATTTTCGTCATCTATTGAATGAATTGAAATTGAAGAAAAAGTTTTCGCCTGATATCATTTACATCGACTATCTCAACTTGTGTATTTCATCCAGAATGAAAATGGGTGGTACGGTAAATAGTTATACTCTTGTAAAGGCAATCGCAGAAGAATTGAGAGGACTTGCCGTTGAAAATAACTTACCTATCTTTACGGCCACGCAGACAAATCGTACAGGCTTCACATCGTCTGATGTGGGACTCGAAGACACCTCCGAATCCTTCGGTCTACCAGCAACAGCAGACTTCATGGTTGCGGCAATATCCTCTGAAGAACTCGAAGGAATGAATCAGATTATGGTGAAGCAGTTGAAGAATCGTTACGGCGATCCAGCATTACATCGAAGATTCGTTGTTGGTGTTGATCGATCTCGAATGAAACTATATAATGCTGAGTCACAGGAGTCGGTGTTGCCCTCAATAGATGATAAACCTGTAATGGATAACAGTGACTTCGGCGCAGGATTGAAACGGGAACGTGTAGATAAAGCAGTGTTTTCTCAATGGAAATGAAGTCAATATCAGCAATATGATCGGTGAAGTAGAATGAAAATTATTAATTTCTGGAAGAAGTGCGACTGGGTGGAGCGTGGAATGGTATTCGGTGTTCCTGCTTTGGTGGTGATAGTACTCTCTGTGGCGTACTATATCGGTGTGTCAGCACAGATTGAGTGCGAAGAGGTGGGAGGTTCTTATGAGAAGGATGAAACCTACACTGTGGTTCAAGTCAGGGTCAGAGACGTATACGTCCCATGGAAAGTCTACGGACATCACTGTGTGCTTGGTACGAGGCCTCGGAACTTGCTGTAAGTCATTGATTTTATTATGAAAATAAACCACTTGACTTAGGTCACGGAATGAGCGATAATGGTTGCAGTTGAGAAGAGAGAGAAATTATAATGGAAAAGCAAGAAGTATCTAAAGTCTACATTGTCATGGGTCGCGATGAATACGGTCAATACCAGTCTTCTGTTGGGGAGTGGAGTATCATTGAAGTTGCAGACAACGAGGCAGCAGGACTTGCCTTGGTTGAAGAATTGAAGAAAGATGACCCATACAGTGGTTATAAACTGGTTAAGAAGGTGATACTACTCT